GTCCTGCTCTGCAAGCGAGCGGCTGAAGCCGTATAGCTCGCTAAGGAGACAGGCGGTTAGGGGAGCTCTTTGCCTATTGCTAGGCTCGATTGTCTTACAGATGCAACCCGTACACGCAGCTACACAAGCCGATCAATACAAGCTCTATGCTCATTCAAGGATTCTTGATTGGAAGCAATATCAATGCTTTGTCAAGATCATCACAAAAGAATCCAGATGGAATCCAGATGCTCGCAATGGCTCACACTTTGGGCTTGGTCAGATGCGATCACAGTGGTATCGCAATCTCGACCCTTATAGGCAGATAGATCAGACGATCAAATATATTACGAATCGTTATCAGACACCATGTATGGCATGGGCATTCCATGAGCGTAAGGGGTACTTCTGATGAGCCTGCACTCACAGCGTAAGAGCAACAGCGCACAGTGGAAGAAGATTAGGCTGAGGATACTGATGCGTGATGGCTATGAGTGCTACTGGTGTGGCATGGATGCAGACACAGTCGATCACATCATCCCAGTGGCCAAAGGTGGACTCGACATCGATGACAATCTTGTCGCAGCTTGTCGCAAATGTAATTTCAGCAAGCGTGACAAATTACCGGATGAGTTCATAATGGAGAAAATGAGACGGGGCTCACTTTTTTCTGACACTGATTCCACCCAACCCATCCTCCGAGGTTTTAATTCACCACCAAACGACTCAAGAAGGCACTGAAATGGATCAAGAAGGCACAAGAAGGCTCACATTGGTTCAAGGTGGCTCAGATCGGCTCACAGAGGTTTTGGAGCCTATCGCTGAGAAGCTTTATGGCAATCCGACTCCTAGAATTCACTCAAAGCTGCGCCCAGACTTGCCTACGCGTGGCCAAGAGCTCATCGATTTCAGCAATTCGATCGGATTCCCGTTGCTACCGTGGCAAGAATGGCTGGCACTTGAGTCGCATCGTGTCAAGCCTGACGGCAGATGGCTGCATCCCCTTGTGCAGCTAGTGGTCGCACGCCAGCAAGGCAAAACGACATTCATGAAGCAACGGATTTTGATGGGCTTATTTGAGTGGAATCAAGGCTTGCAGATTGGCACAGCTCATCGATTGACGACATCGCTGGAGACATTCCGCGATCTGGTGCAGGCGATCGAGAGCAATGATGGGCTGGCATCACAAGTCAAGCGCATCCGCTGGGCTCATGGCTCCGAGGAGATCGAGACTTTGTCCGGCAATCGATACATGGTCAAAGCTGGCGCAGCTGCGGCGCGTGGTATTTCAAAGCCAGAGACTGTCCACATCGATGAGACGCGAGAGCTTAAAGATGAGACGACATGGGCATCCTTGCGATACACGATGATGGCCGCTGAGAATCCACAGCTGTGGAGCTACTCAAATGCCGGAGACCAACATAGCAAGGTGCTCAATCAATTGCGTGAGCGCGGCTTGGCAGCGGCGTCCGGTGCAGCTGATGACATCGGCTACTTTGAATGGTCGAGCGATTATGACTTGATTGATGATTCGCCAAAATTCTGGGCAGGTGCAGCGATGGCCAATCCAGCTCTGGGCCACACAGTTCACATCGACAATCTGCGCGCCGTGATGAATGATCCGCCGGATGTCGTGCGCACCGAAGTCTTGTGCCGCTGGGTGCAGACAATCGATTCGGCGATTCCGGCTGGAGAATGGGCAGAATGTGCGATCGATGATTTAGATTTAGACTTGGAGAAGACTGTCTGGCTTGGGCTGGACTGTTCACCGGATAGGCGCGACGCGGCTTTGGTTGCTGCCCAGCGCATCAATGACGATCAATTCGTCGTCAAGCTATTGCACACATGGCACAATGCGATCTCACTTGATGACAAAGCGATAGCAAATGATGTCGCCGATTACTATCGAGACATGCCTGTCGAAGTGGTGGCATTTAGCAAGCGCACATCGTCAGCTGTGGCCAGTAGGCTTGTGCCAGCTGGAATCCCAATCATTGACATCGATGGCGCGCTCTATGGGCAAGCCTGCGACGAATTTCTAGGAGCTGTCACATCGAAGAGACTCAGACACATCAACCAACCCGAATTGACGAAGCAAGTCTTGTCAGCGGCCAAGCTGAAATTTGGGGATGGTGGATGGACTATCGGCCGGAGAGCTTCACAGAGCACTGTCTGCGCGACGGTTGCATGTGCGCTGGTCACGCATTTCGCGACACGCCAAGAGACGGATCTTGACATCATGGTCTTTTGATTGTAGCGACGCAATAAAATTTGGCACATGGGGATTCGCGATTTCTTTGTGCCTGCCAAGCCTGATGCTCCGGTAGTCGATGCATCATTGGCTCCGGTCAATTCGATTGATTCAATCGGCGCTCCATTCTTCGGCGGCCTACAAAGTGCATCACGATCCGAAGCTATGGGCGTGCCTGTCATCGCTCGCGCTCGCGGAATTATTTGCTCGACTGTCGCATCTTTGCCATTGGACACAAAGACCAAAGCAACAAATGAGCGAGTGTCATCACCACGCGTCATCAATCAACCCGATCCACGAATTACAGGCGCAGAATTTTGGGCGTGGATGGTTGAAGATTTGCTTTTCAGGCCAGCCGCTTATGCTGTTGTCACGGCTAGATATCAGGACACAGGCAGAATTCAAGCGATGGAGCGCGTCGCGCCAGAGCGCGTCGGTATCTTTACAAATGCCAACGGCACACAAATTGAAAGCTACACGATCGATGGCGTACCAATTGCACCGGATCAACTTGTGGTATTTGGCAACATGCAAGAAGGATTGCTCAATCGAGCAGGCCGTACAGTAAGAGCTGCACACGCTTTGGAGCGCGCAGCTTATGACTTCGCTTTGAATCCTGCGCCGCAAATGGTCGTCAAGACAAATGGCACCAATTTGCCAAAGGAGCGACTCCAGGCATTGAAAGAAACATTCTTAAATCGCACATCAAAGTCGGTCACAGTGCTCAATGCAGATGTATCACTGGAGACTGTCGGCTTTGATCCAAAGCAATTGCAAATGAATGAAGCGCGTCAGTATCTCGCGCTTGAATTATGCCGCGCCATCGGATTACCGGCATGGTTCGCATCAGCCGATCCATCATCGATGACATATTCCAACGCTGTCAATCAGCGTCGCGATTTGATTGACTTTTCAATCCGTCCGATTTTGACAATTATCGAACAGCGTTTATCACTTACGGATTTCACGCCAGCATCACAATATGTCCGGTATGACCTAGACGATTTCTTACGCGGCAACCCTTATGAAAGAGCGCAAGTGTACGAAATCCTTAATCGCATTGGGGCAATGACCATCGAAGAAATCAGAGACGCAGAGGACATAATCGGATGAAACTAACCACACCAATCACAATCACAGCCGCCGATTCGGAAGCGCGCACAATTTCCGGTCGCATCGTCGCATTCGATGAGCAAGCGAATGCATCGACTGGCAAAGTCGTGTTCGCAAAAGGCAGCATCGATCCAGCTCCGGTCTTTCTTAATCTTGAGCACGATCGCACGCGCAGAATTGGCAAGAGCATGGAGATGACACTTGATGGCGATTCAGCGATCAATGCGACTTTCAAGATTAGCAACACACAAGCCGGAAGCGATGCACTCATTGAAGCGATGGATGGATTGCGCGATGGATTTTCCGTTGAGCTCAGTGTCGAGGATTATGTCCAAGAAAAGGGATTCATGAAAGTGCTCAAGGCTGAGCTCACAGGCGTCGCGCTTGTCTCCGAGCCAGCTGTGCGATCAGCAAGGGTCGCCGAAGTAGCTGCGACAACAGCTGATGAAGATTCCACATCCGCACCGGATGAGGATGCAACACCAACACCAACAACAGAAGGAGACGAAGTGGAAAACACCGTCACAGACGCGGCAGCCGTTACAGAGACGGTCGAAGCCGCACAGTCAGTCACAGCCGCCAGCAGCACAGGCGTATTTACAACAAAGCCGCGCTTAGATTTCTCAGCTCCAAAGCAATTGGAGATGACAATCAAAGCAACACTCGGATCAGATGAGGCTCGCGCTTATGTCGCAGCTGCAGCTGATACAACAGACAACGCTGGTCTGATCCCAACACGCCAGCTCACAACCGTCATCAATGGCCTTGCAAATAACACAAGAAGCGCAATCGATGCGATCACGACAGGGGTCTTGCCTGACGCTGGAATGTCTTTTGAAATTCCAAAGATCACCACTCTTCCAACAGTTGCAGAGACAGCTGAGGCAGGCACACCATCGAACACAGATCAAGCTTCATCATTTGTCACAGTCTCAGTCAAGAAGTACGCTGGACAACAGCAATTCTCAGTAGAGCTCTTTGATCGCTCATCACCACTCTTCATCACAGAATTGATGAATAACATGGCGGCGCAATATGCAGCCGCAACAGACAAGGCTGTCTTTACTGCACTTGCATCAGGAGCAACAGCTGACGCGACAACATTGACAACATATCCAACAGCTTCAGAGTTGCTCGGATTTGTTTCACGCGGCGCGGCATCTGTGTACACAAATACACAGGGGTTCGCTCGCAATCTCTTGGCAAATACTAGCCAATGGGCAAATCTGATGACTTTGGCGGACTCGGGGCGTCCAATTTATAACGCAGCTCAGCCATCAAATGCTGGCGGCGTCGTGCGTCCAGATTCAATCCGCGGCAATGTCGCCGGACTCGATCTCTATGTCACTGCAAATGTGCCAAGCGCAAATGACACAGACAAAGATGATTCTATGATGATCATCAACCCAACAAGCTACACATGGTATGAATCACCAACATTCCAGCTTCGCGCTGATGTAATTGCATCAGGCGAGATCCTTGTGGCCATGTATGGCTATGGAGCGATCGCCACGAAAATTGGCGCCGGAGCTTTTGGTATCAACAAAACCTGATCGATAAAAGATAACTAGACATCGGCCGCTTCGCTCCCGAGGCGGTCGAGCAGATGAAGGGATGGACTCATGTCGGCAATAGTTTCAGCGTCATCGCTGCGATCACTTCTTGGCGTGAGTTCATCCCTGTATTCTGATGCGTATTTGGACGACATCATTGACACTGCCGAAGGCGTGATCTTGCCAATCCTTACGCAGAACACGACAGCAATTGTCAGCTATGAATTGGAATCCAATGTCGCTTATTTTTACACACGGGAGCCACACACTTTCGCCGTAGGTCAATCGATAGTCGTCACAAAGATGCCTGCGCCATTTACGGCAACACACACAGTCACGACTGTGGAAAATCTTTATTTTACGGCCGCGCTAACAAATGCAGATGTCACCATCCGTCAGATGATTCCAAATGGCACTGCGACCCTATCCGGCTACGGCGCGGCCACTTATTACATAGGCAATTCAAATGTCGAGAGCGCAATCTTGGCTGTCTCGGTCGAAGTATTCCAAAGCCGTACAGCGGCAGGTGGCCAGATCGAAGGCGTAGATTTCAGCCCGACTCCATTCCGGATGGGGCGCAGCTTGACCAATAGATGCATCGGCTTGCTCGGTGATTTGGTCGATACTCGATCGATGGTGAGCTGATGCCAGCGTCATCAATTGCCGTCGATATTCGCGGCGCAATAAAGACAGCCATTTCAGGCGTCGCGGCTAACACCTACGACTATGTCCCAGAAGCTCCGATCGTGCCATTTGCGGCGGTCGTCCCAGCATCGCCATATCTTGAAGCCAATCTCATCGGTACATCGACGCGTGTCAGAGTTAATCTGGTCATCACTGTCGGCGTCGCGATGTACTCAAATGCAGCTGCACTCGACAATATCGAGAAGCTAGTGCTCAGCATTCTGGCGGTTATTCCGTCAGGTTACACAGTCGGCTCTGTGTCTAATCCCATGCCAATCTCAATCGGAGCGTCCGACATTCTCGCGTGCGAGATTGAAATATCAACCCAATACACACAAACTAACTAGGAGTAAATTATGCCAACGACCGTCATCACCGGACGCGATCTAGTATTGACGATCGCTACCGTAAATTACGACGCACAAGCAACATCAGTCATTCTTTCAAATGAGCACACGATCGAGACATATCAGACACTCGATGGCCGCGCTTACAAAGCAATCGATGATCAGTGGACACTGGAGCTCGAAATGCTCGCAGATTGGGGCGCGAGCGGATCACTCTGTGAAGCTCTCTGGACAGCGTGCGAATCTGCACCAAATACAGTCTTGGCGACATCGCTGACAGCTGCAACCGGAGCCGTCTTTGCTTGCAATGTTTTGCCAGTGTTCCCATCAGTCGGCGGTGCAGCACCGGACGCTCAGACTGTGTCACTATCATTTACAGTTGTCGGTACACCTACCGAG